TATCACGACCATCGTGTCGGTTGGATTCTCTCCACCACCACCTTCTAAAATTGTTTTTTCATATTCCTCAAGTGGTTTACCATTTACTTTAGAAATACCTTTATCTCTTAAATGTTCAACGGTAGAATCTAACGAACCCTTTGAACCACCAACATGAGATGTCTGTGAATTTTCCCATCCTAGTTTTTCATTGATTTCCTTGACTTTTTGATTTTCTCTTTTAGCACCTAACAACATACCTCGCCTTAGTTCTTGTTGTTTTTTACCATCACCAGTTCCATGTTTTTTACCAAGTTTAGTTTTAGATAGTTTACTTTCTAAACATTCTTCAGCTAAAGACATATCGTTATTATTCTCACTCAAACAACCCATGGCATCACCAACACCTATTTCGGCTACTGCTGATGCTTCTGTACCAGGTACTTTTTCCTCTCCACTTAATGTGCTGTTTTTGTTTTTACCATCAATACCATCAATTGATTCACTTGTAACAGATTGAATCGTAGGCGTAGGTTTCTCACTATCATCCTTTGTGTTATCTACATTATCACTTCCTAAATAATCATCCGTATCTGCTAATTCAGGACCTGCTACTGATGTTGAATCTTTTTTATCTTCATCATCTTCACCATCTTGGTCATCTCCTACAGGAACTAACTTACCATCTTTTACTTTGTGAGTTGTAGGTCCATCTTTGTCTTTTGCCCAATTACCAAATCCCTTAGAAACCAATCCCATTTTTTCAGCTTTTTCTCTTTCCTTATCATCTAAACCACCATCGTCACTATCTTGTTCTTCTAATCTAACAATGACATTATCGATGATATCTTTATCTATACCTTTTGCCATACATATTTCTTTTAATAAAACAAGATGATACGCATTACCAGGATTTGGCACACCATTAGGTACAATTCTTCTCCACTCTATAAAAAGTTTTCCTAAATCAAAACTCATAATTTTTTAATGTCCCATAAGTGTTACCGACTTTGCTGTGTATAATAAAATCGTCTTCTTGTAAGATTTTTTGGATATCATGTATTGTTTCCTTACCATCTTCTTTAGCATAGTCGAACAAAAAACTATCGTAATTATAATGAACTATATTAGTTTTCCTCTCTAATAAATATGTGTGTAATTTTTTTAAGATAGTAACATTCCGTTCAGTTTCATACGCCTGTATGTAGTAATTAAATAACTTCTGAGCATTTAGGTCACCTAAATTAGCTCTTTTCATTGGTCGTTTATAAATATGTGTTAAGATCCGATTCCGAGTCATATATTCGTCATAAAATACTTTAACTAAGTCTTCTACACCTCTGAAAAACTCACTCATCTTAGCAATATCCTTTCTAACACCACCATATAGGTTTTGGAATGTGATATTTTTAGCTTCTGACTCTGTTACACCTAAATCTTCTGCTAACTTACCATAAACCGATGAGTTACCAAAGTCATAGTCAATTAATTTTGCAATCAACCTTGGGTGATAAGATTCAAAATCAAATTCTACAAACACATCGTTAAGTGGAGAGAATGCTTTCCTCTGTTCTTGTGTAAGAGCAGCAAAGTTAAGATTGTGAATAGAGTTAGATGGTCTTGATGTGGTTGTAAAGAAGTTATAGTTCTGATATATCTTCTTTTTGTGAATATACTTTAACATATGGTCACCGAATATCTTTGTGAAGTTGGTATTGACTCCGATACCATTTGATTCTAACTCACCGAAAGCATTCATAAAATCATCGTGGAAGTTTTGTAATTTATTAAAATCATACATCTTATCATACTTTGGAACTTCCTTACACAGTTGTTCTATCATTTTATCCAATGGATAGTAATATGTGAAATCATCTTGGTCGTAAAAGTTATCCCATTGTATATGGTCGAGTGGTTTGTTTAATAACCAATAGTTTAGAATATCAGCACAATATTGTGGACGACCAGCAAAAGAATGAACGTATCCAGCTTTCCAATCATCAATCAACATACCCTCGTCTGCTGGATAATCTATTTGACCTGATGTATCTTCATAGTGATTAGCGTAAACTAACTTATGTTCCATAACATCATACATTAAAACTATCTCATTTGACGGATGAGACTTGGACCAGTTAGGTTTAGAAATAACCAATTTAATCATATGTTAAGTTACATATAATTTATTAAAATGTCAAGTATTATTATTAACCCTCGCATCTTCTAATTCTTTACTAGTAAGCCAGTCTGATATATTTGCCCTTAAAACAACGTATCTTGTATGTAATAATTTAAGAAATTCCTCATCACTTACTTTTAAAAATGGTGTCGGTATTATTAATGTCGGTGATATCTTAACATCAGCATGTCCAGTTATATCAAATATAGAAAAGGTATAACTTCCATCAGGATTAGCCCAATTACTCTCCATCTTCCAATCTATCTGTCTTAAAAAGAAAGGCCTTTCTTCTTTTGAATTCTTTATTCTTGTATCATCTATCGCAGAACTTGGTCTTTTTATAACAAGTCGGTTCGTTTTTATAAAATCATATAATGCTGCTTGAAAATCATCTAATCCCCAACTTCCACCTGGTTGGTCGAATTTTTCTAATATTCTTTGTTTAAAGATATCCGCTGGTTTTCCTTTCCGAGTTGCTGGTAAAACGTAAACAGGTTGATTGGCATATATTTGAGCAAAATTTCTAACAAAGAAAGGTTTAACAATCAGGTCTTGACCTTTTTCATTCTTTCCCGACCAATTAATAATATCCTCACCCAAAAGTAACTCTGATAAAGCCATGTGATATGCTAAAGTACCAATAGTATAAAATTCAGATATGTTTACGATTGTAGAAACTAAATTACCATATCTACTTGTTTGGAATGAATTTTCTTTTTTTAACTTTTCATACTTTTCCTTCCTTTTATCTTTATCAAGTCCCACTTGAAAGTCAGGATCTAAAACCAACTCTGACCTACTGATGGTAAAAACTGGTACATCATCATTTGTAATATCCTTTGGTAGTGCGAAGTTACTTTGAATTTTTACAGTGTCCTTTGGTTTTACATCAACCGCATAAGTCTCAAGAGCAGGATTTTTTTGACCACCTTTATTGTTACTTATGATATTTTGAACCTTTAAACTTTTCAAAGTAGGATGATATAGAACAACAACTTGATTATTACCAGTACCTAATTTTTGGTCTGGTTTTAATCTCATGATTGTTTTATATGAAGTTGACCACGAAGTATTTGATATCGTATGATTCACACCTAAAATTTGAAAATAAACTCTTTCTCTATAATGTTGTGGTAAATAGTTAGTTGTAAAAAAATCACCTATTCCTAAAAAATTATTACCATATACCTCTATATCTAAACTTAATGGTAATACGGGTGATATTGTATTACCACCTGATTTTACAAAGTTGTTTACCTTTGCATTTAACAAACAGAAATCTCTGTCACTTGTAGCATATAAAATTTGTTTACCATCTTCTGTCTCTCCTGGAATCTGTGTGGATGTAGATGAAGCCGTTTCCTTAGTTGTTGATGGTTTGTCTTTCGATAATTCTTTTATTTTTTTTGCTCTAGCTTTCTTAAAATCTCTAAATCCTTTTTTAGTATCTTCTTTTTTGGAGGATGGTATTACGTCAACCCCTTCTATTAATTTAGCAAAATTTACGTCTACTGCCTTTGTTCTCGTTGGTAAATCACCATAAACAGGTAAATGTTTTATCTGATACTTTTTCTTAGTGTTAGTTCCTTTTCCTATTTCTTGTGTTATTGAATTCAAAAAATTAAATTTTAGTAATTCCATACTATCAAAAACGGTAGGTTGTGATAAATTTCCGATAGCAATCATACTTGATAAACCAGCTTTTGGTGTCTCAAATTTTAAATCTGATTTTTGTACTATAGTATTTCCACTTGTAACATCAAATGTTAGTATCTGTTCGTTAGCACTTCCAAACTTATCAGCCTCTACGTTGATATCTTGAAAGGTAAGAGCAAGTTCCTTATCATCGACCTTAGACATCTTTATGTTTATGATGTTACCAGAGTCATTGTTTATCGTATCAAATAAGTTCTCAAGAGCATCATTCACATTTGTAGCACCCTTAAAAGATTCTGCTATCAATGGTACAGATATAAAAAGTTCTCTGAGAGGTATTCTTCTTTTGTCTTTATCATCTTTTGTACTAATCCATGAAAATGGTTTATCTTTATTATAGGTATCTTCATTTTCCCAAGTATCAGGATAAAGATAACTTAGTTTCTCATCAGTTGTTTGAAAAGGTAATAATTGTAATTTTTCTAAATTAGAATCCCATCTAACATAAGAATCTTTACTGTAAAAGGATGGCGTAAATTGTGTCTTAGATTCTTTTAATGGTTTTGGGTTACCAGAATCATCTAAACTTTCCCAAAAAGAAATAAATTGATTTAAAAACTTATCCTCAAATAAACCAAAACTTATAAACAGAGATTCCTTTTTATCTAAAGCATCATCTTCCGAAACACCTTGACTTATATTTTGATAAAAAATACCAGCTTTTTTAGACCAAGCATCTATCTTACCAACGGATGCTGGTTTTGTATCACCATCAAAAAATTCTTTTATTAATTCTGACTTATCTTTTTCAGCCAAATCTGCACTTTTAGCATTAATCAATCCATCAGGATTTACACCAGTTACAGATAGATAATATCCAAGTAATAACTCTTCGATAGAATTATCAAATATAAATTTTAAATCATTGTCTTCAGATATTGATTTATCTAACAAAGCATAATTAGACGACACAAATTCTAAAGTACATTTAAATGAACCGTTTTCATCGACATTTACATCATACTTTATAACTTGTCCACTTACAGTAGTCATCAAGGATTTTTTTATATTATCATCATCATCTTCAAATATTTTTTCGTAAAAACCTTTCATCTCTAAATTAGAATTTTGTACCAGTTCTATAGGATCGTATAGAGAAAGTGCTTTATCAGACCAACCAAAATCTACAAATACAGTAGAACCTGGTTTTAAAAAGAAAGGTAAAAATATATTTTCAAAATCTTTTCTATTGTGAACATCAAATTTAACAGTTGTTTGTCTTAATGCCCCAATAGCACCCTTTGATTCACTTGACAAATCAGTTATACCAGCAACAGGTTTTAGATATGTATTTTCAGATAGTTCATTTATTCTAGTACCACTATCTATAGAATCTAACTCATCGTATGAAGAATATTTATTATCGTTTAGAATGAATACTTTTTTAACAGAATCTCCTACCTTTTCCCATTTGTTATCTTTAGGTTCTAACTCAGATATGTCAACGGCAGTCCACATTCTAGCAAACGGAGTTCTCTCACCAAGATAGGTATCGGTATCATATGAAACAGAAATAGGTGAATTTGGTTCTACTTCAAATCTACCTTGTTGTAATTGATTAATATATTCAATAATTTTTTGGTCTACATTAGCACCAAAAACTTTTTTTGATAAATCCATTTTATTTTAATTTTGCTTGTTCTGTTGAAACCGGCACCCTCAACTGAGTTCCAGCCTCAATGTTATTGGATTTTAAATTATTTGTTGAGGCTACAAACCACCAAAGGTCTGGCGTTCCGTAATATTCTTGTGCTATCAAATCACATCGGTCACCCTCAGTAGCAATAAGAAGTATATCTGAATTTTTTTCCTCAAATTTTGGTAGATAAGAAGTTCCTATGGAAACTTTTTTATTGACTCTAATTTTTGATATGTTATCGTACCTACTCATTATAGTTCAGCCCTAACAGGATAAAAGGTGGTGAACTTAGATGGTGTTCTTTTACTTCTTGTACCATCACCAAGTATTTGATAAGAAATAGCCACATCAATTAATCTTGGTAAATTAGTATCAACATCCCAATCACCAGCTTCATTTACGGTATATGATAATGATTTGATAAATCCAAACTGACCTTTAGCTCTAGTGCCTATGTGTGCCATATACAATTCTGTAAAGGGAGCTTTTTTACGAAGAACAGTTTCATCGTCTGATTCTGGTATATAATCTGGATAAGCTAAACTTGTTAATCTATCTAATTTTTGATACATGGTATCTAACTCAAGAGGATTATTTGGAAACATTCTTAAGTTAAAAGAAACATCCCTATCTCCTTTATCATACAAATAAACAGGTTCACTTCTACCAATATAGCTTACTGGATTAAAAGATGGGTTAACGTTCTCTGTAATTCCTGTTACATATCCTCTAAAATAGACAAAGTTACTATCTCTTAAATCTTTTATCCTTACATAAAAATCACCATTCTGTACATCACCAGAACCATTGTTTTCTAAAGGTGGTAGTGATTCTTGAGTGTTTTCATCTACAACTGGATCTAAAGGACGACTCTCAGCAATTTTATCAACACTTTTTTTATACTCTACTAAACCTACACCTGAACCTAATCTAAAAAATGGTGATGGTTTTTTCTTCTCACTATCACCTTTTTCTAAAACTCTCTTTCCATATTCTCTTACAGGACCCCCAGGCACTTCTGGTATTTTTTCATAAGGTGGTAATGGTGGTACTTTATCGAGAA